CGGAAACAATATTCTTGTTGAAAACCCATATAATGAAAATGTAATTGGAACCTCAACGTCATATGCAAAACACACAATTCAACAAGCATTGGAAATGGTATCAGATAGAGACTTGATTCGATATGATTTAATTTCAATGCCAGGTATAACAAATGATGTGTTGATTGGAGATTTGTTACGTCAGACCGAGGAGCGTGGTGACGCTCTTGCAATCGTTGACTTCGCAGGTATCTATCAATCAGGCGAAGACATGGGTGGAAAAGAGTCTCCTCAAAGCATTACCTCTATCGTTTCAGAAATTAATAGATTAGGAATCAACACTTCTTATGGTGCTGCATACTATCCAAATATTCGCCTAAGAGATACTCTAAATGGTAATGGATCAGTTTTATTTGCTCCACCTTCTGTTGCTGCAATTGGAGCAATTGGAAAATCAGAAGCAGATTCTCAACCATGGTTTGCACCAGCTGGCTTCCAACGTGGTGGATTAAATCCTCTTGGCGGACCAAGTGGTCCAACAGTATTGGGATCTGTTGAGCACTTGACCAAATCAGATCGTGATAAGTTGTATGAAGTTAACGTCAACCCTATTGCAAGATTCCCTGCAACTGGAGACACTGTCGTATTCGGACAAAAAACACTCCAACAAGACGCGTCTGCCTTGGATAGAATCAATGTTAGACGATTAATGAATTATTTGAAAAAAGAAATCGGAGATATTGCTGATACTATCTTATTTGATCAAAACGTTCAGGCAACATGGAATCGCTTTAAGGCACAAGCAGAAATCGTTCTTTCTGGTGTTAAGGCCGAATTTGGTGTGACAGAATACAAGCTTGTCTTGGACGAGACAACTACTACACCTGATCTTCAAGATCGAAACATTTTGTATGCAAAGGTATTTGTTAAGCCTGCCCGTGCAATCGAGTTTATCGCTGTTGACTTTGTTATTACTCAAAGTGGCGTAGAATTCTAATAAACACTAATTAAGAATAAATAGGAGAATTATATTATGTCATTTTGGACCGAAGCATCTATCGAACCTAAAAGAAATTTTAGATTTAAAGTGGAGATCACAGGTTTTGGCGCAAACTCAGTTATTTGGTGGGCAAAAAACTTTAAAACACCTTCATATGAAATTGGAGAAGCAACTCATGACTTTATGGACAATAAATTTTACTTTCCAGGTCGCTTGACTTGGGCTGATTGTTCAATGTCCCTTGTTGATCCAGTGTCACCAAATGCAACAGCGCTAACTAACGACATTATCTTGAAGGCTGGGTTTAAGATCAAGACAGCTACAGACTTAAATACTGACGGTGGTTTGACTACAATGTCTAAGAAGAACTCTGTTGACATTGCTACAAAATCAGTTGTTGTCACTATCTTAAATTCTGAAGGAAATATGATTGAAAAGTGGACCCTTAAGAATGCATGGTTGAAGGGAGCTTCGTTTTCAGATCTTTCATATGATAATGACGATTTAAGAACCATTGACTTAACTTGGCGCTATGATTGGGCTGAGTGTGAACATGGGGACGGAACAACTTCTCAATTTACCACTGGTGCTTAAGAGGAGTTTAAATGTCGTTTTGGACAGAGTCAGCTCTAGAACCTAAGAGAAACTTTAGATTTAAATTATTAGATGGCGATTCAGCAACGTGGTGGTGGGCCAAGTCTGTTGATAAGCCATCTTTTGACGTCTCAAATAATGAATATCAACTTATAAATCACAAGTTTAAATATCCCGGTATCGTAACTTGGAAACCTATAACAATAACCGTTGTCGATGTTGGAGATACCGTTAATCTTTTAATGGAAGAACTGCGAACAATCGGCTATAGAAACCCAGAGTCTACTGAGATCATGCCGGGATTGGAAAAAACAACAAACGGCTTTATAAACGGATTGTCCATTGAGCAGCTGACGGCTGAAGGAAGCTTCTCGGAGAAATGGATATTGAAAGGAGCTTTCATAACCTCTGTTTCGTTTTCGAAATTAGACTATGAAAGTGACGATATAACAGAAATAACTTTTGAAGTTGCATACGATTATGCAACTTTTGAATTCAATTAATTGGAGGTATGATGGGAAGAAATTCCGATCGTCTTGGAATGGACAATAAACCGGAGCACTCAGAAGCTCCACCGCAAATGAGCCCCTTAAATTTTGTGGCTCCAACAGAAATCGTTGATCTCCCCTCAAAAGGAGAAGGGTATCCAGAAGAACACCCGTTAAATGGTAAAGACTTCATTGAAATAAGATACATGACAGCTAGAGACGAAGACACTTTATCAAACCAGTCTTTAATCAGAAAAGGAATTGCACTTGAAAGAGTGCTAAAAAACATTATTGTAGACGCCAATATTGACCCTTTAAGCCTTCTTGTATGTGACCGCAATGCAATACTTATCCAAGCTCGTGCGACGGCTTATGGAGCCAATTATGACGCTATAGTTAGCTGCCCTAAGTGCGCAACAAAAAACATGATGACCTTTGATTTAATGAAGCCTAAAGTTGAAGGTGGACTAACAGAAGATAGCATGAAAGTTGTAAAATACGTTGGAAACGGACTTTATGAAACAAAAATGCCAGGCACTAAATTTACTGTTAGATTTAGGTTGGCAAACGGCGAAGACGAAAGCAGAATCATGGAAATGGCCATTGAAAATAGAACTATTGAGTTTGGCGCAGTAGAGCAATATAAAAAAATGATCAAGTCGGTAGAGAATTTTACAGAAAAAGAAGTCATCGAATCTTATGTTGACAATATGATCGTGACCGACGCGTCACATTTAAAAATGTGCCTAAAAAGTTGTACAAAAAACATTAGAATATCAGAAACTTTAGTTTGCAAGAAGTGCGCAAACGAACAGGAGGTTGACGTTCCATTTGGAACGGACTTTTTTTGGCCTAACCTCTAAGTTTATGGAGTCTGTGTATGAACAATTTTTTATACTAAAGCATTTCGGAGGTTGGTCATTGACGGAATCTTATAGTTTACCAGTTGGATTAAGGAATTGGTTTGTAGAAAGATTGAAAAAGCAGTTTGAAGAAGAAGCAAAACAAATCAAGAAGGCCCAAAAGAGATAAGTACTCCTTTGGGTTTTCACTTTTATAGCTAATTAGGGAATAATGAGGGTCAACACATGGCAACAATGGACGAAATATTAACGGCGATCAAAACAGCGACAGCAGATGAAAAAAAAGCTTTCAAATCAGCGCTTGGAGTATCAGATAGTGAAGACATAAGTGGGTTTGACTACAAAGAGCAAGAAAAAATTCTCAAACAACAACTGCAAATAGAAAAGGAGAGAGCCGAAATTCTGTCTAAGTCTGCTGGTTTAATGGGAGACGTTAGCAAATCAAAAGAACAGCAGGCCGAAGCAGTAAAAAAAGAAGTTCAATTAGCTTTAGAGTTGGAAAAAATATCCATTGCTCAATCTAATCTTGCGGAAGAAGACAAGAAAAAAGAAATAAGCAAACTAAACATAATGCTTGATCAAGTAAAGGCAGGAAGAGAGCTTTCCGAGAATTTGTCTTTTTCCAATACTGCTTTAAATAACTCGCTCAATACTTACAAGAAGATAGTACCAGCACAGCAAAAAATTAATGATTTATCTCGAGAAACTAAAGAAAATATAAATGATTTTGTAGAAGGAATGGGGTCTATTGTTGGACTAACGGACAAAGTTTCTGGTAGTAGAATAGGAAAAATGACTCAACTGTTTGAGACAATTGGAAAAGGCGGGGCCGAGGCTGGACCAGCCTTAGAAGAGTTAACAAGAAGTTTCCAAAAAATGTTCTCAGTTCAGAATATTGCAATGAATGTGTTTTCAAAAGTTTTCTCAGAATCAATGAAAGTGTTGAATGCATTTGACGAAGCTTCTGCTTCCATGGCTGCCACTACAGGAACTGTTGGGAAATTTAACGACGTTCTGTATGATACGCAGCGCGCAGGAAACCTTTTGGGCGTTGAAATGAGTCAAGTAGCTTCTGCCATAAC